GTTTTACAGGAAAAACAAAACATTATTCAATTTGGACTAAAGATTTTACAGATGTATTTTGTGAAACTTTTAGAAGTATAAAAAAAGCAAAACAATCAATTACTAATATAAAACAAATAAAATGATAGCAATAATAACATTCGGAGTAGGATTTGCAATTGGTATGTATGTATCAAGTCAAATAGAAAANCACATAAATAATAGAACAAAATGAATCCAGTAAGCAAAGCTAGGATATTAGTAGATAATCTAACAGAAGATAAACTACTTCAAAATAAATTGTTAGAAATACTGACAAGAAATTTAACAGGGGAACAAATAAATAAATTATATGAAAACAATGACAGAATCAGAAGTAAAAAATCAGACTGATGCGGTTCTTTGGCACTTACAAAACAAAGGAAACATCACAAGTTGGGAAGCAATTAAAGAATACGGAGCTACCCGACTATCAGCAATTATCTTTAATCTAAGACATCGTGGATATACAATTGATAGTGTTCCATTGAAACTTACTAATCGTTTCGGAAAGACTACTACAATTGCAAAATATACATATGTAGAGGAATTTATACAATCAAAATTATTCTAATGAAAAAATCATTACCTAAATTAAAAAAAGAGTTGGACAAATGGTTCAGTCAGTACATAAGATTAAGACGAGCAGACGCCAATGGGTTGGTAGAATGTTTTACATGTTCAAAAAAAGACCATTGGAAAAAACAACAAGCCGGTCATTTTCAAAGTAGGAGGCACTTAGCGACTAGATGGGATGAAACGAATGTTCAAGTCCAGTGTGTCCGCTGCAACATGTTCAACCAAGGGGAACAATACACATTCGGAAAACTTTTAGATATTAGGATTAAAACAGGAACATCAGAAAAATTAGAATTGCTAGCAAAAAGAACTACAATGAAATTTATGAGAATAGATTATATTGAAATGATAGACAAATATAAGGAGAAAGTAAAGTTATTACTAAAAGATTGTGAATAACTTTTTTTGATAATACATTTTCGGAACGATAATCATCTTAATATTGTTCCACATGAAACCTATCTATATAAATAGAGAACATGAAGTAATCATAGAGTCCTATTTGGAAATGGTATTTGATACCATAAATGAACTAGTAATTGAACAAGACAAGGTAAAGGACTTTTTAGATATATCCGAGGTAATAATAGATTACCACAATCAATACAACGGCGTTAAAGAAATGGGAAACTTCCACGATTTCTTAATGATAATCCCTGTTAATTTTTCAACAATGGTATCGGGATTCCTTTGTGGATATGAGAAACCAATCAACGCATCAGCAGTTAGAATACACAGACATTTACTATCAAACTTCGGATTGAAAGTCATAGAAGATTTGAAAAAAATTGAACCGATACATGAATAAAATCTATTCTATAATTGGTGGATTGAGAGGTGTATTCATGGCGATAGCTAGTCAATATACAACTAAGAAATATGAGAGTGATGATGCGGTTCAGATATTGATGTTGTATTTCTTACAGATGAATCCTGAAAGTCTAAAAAAAATTTATGATAGACATGGTAAGGAAGGATTGATTAAGTATGGAGCAGTATCTCTAAGAAGAAGTTTTACAAGTCCTAGAAGTGAATTCTATTATAGGTATAAGAAATGTTATGAAAGGGAATTTCAAAGTAAATGGGATAATGTAAAAATTACAGACATCAGTGTAACTCAAGACTCAACAAAATTAGAAACATGGGAATACTTTGAAATGATAGACACTGAACTAGATAAGATGTATTGGTATGATGCAGAAATATACAAATTATATTACAGTCCTGATGGAGAAACTCTAGATAAGTTGGCAAAGAAAACAGGAATCAGTAGGAATAGTTTATTTACAACGATTGACAATATACGGAAACACCTTAAAAAAGTTCTAGGAGATGAGTAATTTCTTTGTAGATAAAAAAGTATATAAAGAACGATTAAACATTTGTAAGAAATGTCCTAGTTATTTTAAACCGACAGGAACTTGTAAAAGATGTGGATGTTTCATGAGGATTAAAGCTTCAATCGGAGTAATGGAATGTCCTGATAAATTTTGGGAGAAAGAAGGAGAAGTAAAAAGAATGGATAAAATACCTAGACATTTGGTAAAGGAAGCAAAAGATGTATGGGAAGGAATTAAAACAGGACAAGCAAAAGACATAGAAACTAAGAAACGAGCAATACAATTGTATAACATAGTGTATGGAGCAGGGTACAGACTTACATCAAATTGTAGTTCTTGCCTTAATTCAGTAAGAGAAGGAATAAAAAAAATAATAAATGGACAAAACAAAGAGTAAGCACTATTGGGAAACTGATAGGAATTTAGACCAATACGATGGGAAAACATTATCGGGAGGATTACAGAATGACAATAGAGTTCCTGAATATTACAAAGGGAAGAATGGATATGAAGCAAGGAAAGTATGCGACAACTTTGATTTGAGTTACCACATAGGAACGGCGGTTACATATTTGTTGAGGTCTAAAAGGAAACACGAAAGTCCAATAGAATGTTTAGAGAAAGCAATCAATCACATACAATTTGAAATAGAAAATTATGAAGAAAAAAGTAGGTCGTAAAAAGAAAGAAGTCTATAAAAGTATATTTGGAGATTATGATGATAGAAATTTAGATGAGAAAGTTATGAAGATGCCTGAAATTATTACTCAAGATATTGGGTGGGAATTACTAACGGGAATGAAAAGGACTTCGGAAAGTTTTGAGAAACAATACTTAGAACATAAAAAAACTACAAGATGAAATATACTAGTATAAAAAAAGTATTAAAAGGACAGATAGAAAATAATGTGAAAGCGTTATGGACTTTTGACAAAGAAACAAAATCCTTTACAATGATATACAAGAACTATTCAAATGATTTAAAAATATATACTCCTCAACAATTACTAGATGAAATTTCATTGCAAGAAGTGTAAAGAAACAAGAACAAAATAAAGGAACAGAATTACTTATTATGAATTATTAAATTATGGCAAGCACTAACTTAAAAATGTTACAAAAAACAGGAAACAACATCAAATCAGATGANTGTTATACTCCAAANTNAGCTTTAATNCCTTTNNTGGAATATCTTGATAAGAATAAAATTTATTATGATTGCACAAGTGGTATAAGCTCTAATATTGTAAATTTCTTTAATAATAATGGATTTATCTGCAAAAATAGTTTTGATAGAGATTTCTTAACTGATAATTTTGATGATTATGATATTATTATAACAAACCCTCCTTATTCTAAAAAAGATAAATTCATTCAGAGATGTTATGAGATTGGGAAGCCTTTTGCTTTATTATTGCCAGTATCATCTTTACAAGGACAGAAAAGAGGAGAGATGTTTAGTAAAAATGGTATAGATATATTAGTATTAAATAAAAGGATAGATTTTACTGGAAAGGGGAGCCCTCATTTTGGAGTAGCTTGGTTTTGCTATAAAATACTTCCTGAAAGATTGATTTTCAAATAAATGCATAGAATTACTTATTATGAATTATTAAAAAAATATATATATGACATTAAACGAATTAAAAGAAAAAGCAATAACAGAAGCTTTAAAAAAAAATAAAGGTAACTCAGAAAAAGCGGCTTGGGATTTGAAAATTTCTGCAAGGAAAGTATATTCCTTTAAAGCAAAACAAGAACAAGACAAAGTAAATGAATTTTTAAAACGATGAAGTTTATTTGTAACGAATGTAATAAGACTAAAGATATTTACAAAGTTAAATTTACAGCGGTAGGTTCTAATTTAGTATGTAAAGATGCTTACTGCTGTAATGAGTATATGGAACAAATAATCACAGAAGAATACAAAGGTATGCCGGAAGTGAAAAGACCAGACAGTGATACAAATCATAGTAGTAGTTATGATTCGGATAAACTTTGGAAAGAAGCAAAGAAGAAAATAGCAAGTGGAGAACCTCCACAAAATAAAAACAATTAAAATCTCTTATAAAGCATGGACAAAACAATCAAAATCAATAAGTTAGTAGCAAACGAAAAGAATCCTAGAATCATAAAGGATAGTAAATTTAAGAAGTTAGTAGAAAGTATTAAGGAATTTCCTGAAATGTTAAAACTACGACCAATAGTAGTTGATGAAGATATGATAATACTTGGAGGGAATATGAGACACAAAGCTTCTATTGAAGCAGGACTCAAAGAAGTTCCTGTAAAAATTGCAAAAGGATTGACTCAAGAACAAAAGAATCAATTCATTATTAAAGACAAT